CCTGCACGGTTTTCCGTGTGGTCTTTTCGGGTGTGGCATGTATTTGCCGCATCACCGGGACACAAATTAGTACCGGGCCCTTTATTGGGAGTCCTAAGAAAAATACAAGGTTTTTCCCCCCTGGTGGCCAGGGGGTGTTTTCGCACGTCAATGCGTTAGTTCGCGACGTAAACAGCACTTTTAAGTGTTGAAGGACAAATACCCTTACAGGAACAGGACGACCATCCTGTCATGCATGAATTCTAGATCACTGTCGGTGGTTGGAACTTTTGGGGGGTGCGTTGAGGTTAATGGGACCCAATATACGCATCGCCGATCAAGTTACCAACTGTCGATACATCAAGATAGTGATAAGGTCATTACCAACTGGATTTCACGGTTGGGAGCGCTCACATGCTAAAGTTGTGGGGAGGGGGCCGCCCTGCAAATCGTCCACCCCAGCGCACAGATCAGATACAACCTATTATGATCCCCACTTTCTTGACCGATGCCTACGGCGCTTTCAAGAATTGGATCTATGAAGGTCGACGCCAACCCGGGAAATATCTCGGGAACGTGGAGACCGTGTTGAATGATGATGACACGTTGGAAATATCAGGGACTACCCAACCCTGGTATAGGAGTAAAGCCTTTGTCACAGTGTTGGCATTGGGAGGATTGACGAGTCTCGGACTCGTAATCTTCCGACGGATGTGGATCCAACGGTACATAACCCCATGTTCCATTACCCGCCATGGATGGTGCGAAAGCATGATCGCTGGCGGATGGGAATTATGTAACGAGACGTGTAACACGCGTTCAATTGTCGATCCACGACTCCAAACTTTGGCCGTTAGGTGCCTGCGGACGTTCTCAAGTCTACAGGGCCAAATAGCCATCTGGGGCATCACAGGCTTCGTTGCCGGAGTGCTACCCATAAGCAGAGCTTCTCACTCACGCGAACATATCAGACGCGTACAACGAGTGATTGATGAGTACAATGATATCTACGCCCAACGCGTGGAAGATTTGCACCCAGCTTATGTGTATCAGGTCCATGTAGCGGACGCACCTGTGCCTGCCCCAGCGGCACCAGCTGTTCCTATCCCACCGCCCGCAAAAGGAAAGGGCAAGGGAGGAGCTGCAGCTGGGGGGGCCCCGCCACGTGTTGGCCCCCCTGCCGCGCCGGTTTACCGGCCAACCCAAGCTGTTCGTGTTGTGGCCCCACGCCGGGACGCCACTGGGCTTCTCGAGTATAACCTCGAGCCCACTCCCGGACCCAACCAACAGCTTAAGAAAATCAAAACAACCAACGTAGTCGTCCCAAATCGACTGACTCGTTGGCTGATTCACCAAATTCAAAGCACGTTTGGGCAATCTAAGAACACGGTTGCCAACCAACAAGCGGTGCGCCGATTTGTCCTCAATCTAACGAAAGGGGTTATTTGCGGTGGTGAACAACAAAAAGCGGAAGCGGTCGAAAAGGCCTTATTCTTCGCAACTCTCCCGAGTCCTGCTGCTATCAGAGCCCAGCAGGCTTCGGATGATGCATCACACTTCACCTTCTTTGCCGATGCGCGATCTGAGATCGCCTATCATCGGGACGCCCCAACCTGTTAGGGGGGTCTAGTTAGGAGAACTGGGTTCGCGTGTCCCGTCATCAAGATTGACCCATCGGTATTCGAGGGCCAAACGCGAGGGGGCAAGCCTATCTGCTTACCCAGAACCACTCTTAACAGCAAAGTAGATCGGATGCCAAACACACACACCACCTACGAGTCATTGATGCCTTGCGCTCAGCTTGTAGTCCACGATAACACCGTAAATAACGGTTATCGTGCAGTAATGACCAGAGTCTTTTGTGTGAAAGACGCCAACAACCCTGGTAATTATCTTATTTGTCCTGAACCGGAGGAGGGGGCATATGTTAGATTCCGTGCACAGTCACGAAAGCTAGGTCAGAAAGTGCGCGTGCGCGCCCCAGTGCCACTGGAGGAAGTATCCTCCATGTATTGTGGAAGCAAACGTGTAGCGTATGATCGAGCGTATCAAACATTATGCCACACACCCCTTAACAAACGTGACTCCCTTGTACGATCATTCGTCAAGCGTGAGAAACTAGTAGTAACTTCGGGTTTGGAGGCGCTGACTAAACCGGCAGCGCTTTCAACTAAGGATCCGCGCGTAATACATCCTAGGGATGTGCGGTACAATTGCCACATGGCAAGGTTCTTAAAACATAATGAACACAGAGTGTTCCAAGCCTTTAACGAGTTGTATGACACCGTGGGCCATGGAATACCTACCATTATGAAGGGCCTTAATGCCACGGACCAAGGTGCCGCAATCCACCAAGCGTGGGGTCGCTTTCGCGACCCTGTTGGAATTCGCACGGACTTCTCCAGATTCGACCAACATGTGTCGAGAGAAGCTCTCATCATGGAACACGATGTTTATCGTGCCATGTTTCGCAAGGCCCAGGGATTGGGCCTAGCCAACGGTGCCGACTATAGTGAGTTGGACCGTCTTTGCGGATGCAGTTAGAAAACAACTGTATCATGGCGTTGCCAGATGGCGTGATTACCTACAAAACGTGGGGAAAACGGATGTCTGGTGATATCAACACTGGCCTGGGAAACGTGGTAATCGTGTGCCTCACCATGTGGGACTATCTCAAGCAAATTGGGATTGGAGGAGCAAACTACCATCTAATAAACAACGGTGACGACTGTTGTTTGGTGGTTGAACGAGAATTTGTTGAGCTAATATGTAGGACCATGGGGGATTACTACATACGGTTAGGCTTCGAATTAGTCATTGAGGGGACCTCTGAGGAACTTGAGCGGGTCAAGTTTTGTCAGAGTTGTCCTATCGAGGTGACACCCGGTGAGTGGGTCATGGTGCGAGACTATGACGTTTCACGGGTAAAAGACGCGTCGAACATGAGGAGAATGGACGGCGTGAAGGACTTCGATGAGTGGAGGTCCGCAATAGCGGGATGTGGACTGGCGCTCTGTAGCGGAGTGCCGGTGATGCAAGAGTTCTATCTCGCGCTGACAAGGGGAGTCACACCATTACACAAGGATGTGTACAGGTGTGGTGCTGACTTCCTTGCACGGGGCATGGCTTCTCGTGTACGCGAAGTCGCTGACTGCGCTCGGGTGAGTTTTTTCATGGCGTATGGAATAACACCTGATGAGCAGGAGGTGATGGAGGCGTACTACAGAGGCATCACGCCGACGTTCACGATCATAGATGAGGTCGTACAAGGAACGTGCGGGAGTGCCAACGCGTGCTAAAAATGGGGTTCCCGCCCTAACAACCCAAAACGGTGGCCCACCTTAGGCCTTAATAGTTCCGTGCTAAATGGTTTGTCCTAAATGCCGACAGACTACACGGGTTGACGCTCAGTAGGCGGGAATGTATAGTCGAGGTACGCTGACCTGGATCCCATACAACATGCCCAACAACAACCAAAAAAACAAGAAGAAGGCCGTTCCTCGAGCCCAGCCGCGGAAAGCACCGAAGGCCCAGAACAAAAACACGCGTCGCGACGCCCCGCTTTCACGAGCCACAAGGATGGTAAGTGCAACCCCGGGTTTTGGACGAGACTCTTACACAGTGCAAGAGCGTGTTTCTGTCGCCTACGACGTGCTCTCTCAAGCTAGCGGAGCGTTCGCTGTCGTCACCCTGGCTATCAACCCCGGTCTCCCTCTAGGGATCGGGCCCAACGCCGGACCATTCAGTTGGGTCAGTTCTATTGCAAACAAGTTTGAGCGATATAAGATCAAGAAGTTGGAGTTCATATATGAGGGCTTTACACCCAGCACAGATGCTGGTGAGTTCGCCATGTGTATTGACTACGACTCCTCTGACATTCCCCCCACAAGCGTGACTTCGCTCCTCAACAACACAGGAGCCAGGTCATGCAAGACGTGGGAAACTATCACAATGTCTGCAAGGATGAACACCCAGCCACTAATGGGACGAAAGACACGCTCTGGTGCCGTCACCTCGGACCTCGAGAACTACGACTTCGGAAAACTCTACCTATACAATCGTAGCCTGGTAGCGACCGGTGAAGCAATCGGCCGCCTCTGGGTGAAGTACACTATGGATCTTCTCCTGCCACAAGGCAATTAGGGATCCGTCGTCCCTGTCTCCCTTACACAGACTGTCCTCCACTTTAGGACGATCGAAGGGAACAACACCGGAATAGGTTCAACACCCGTTATCACAACATCAACTCCGCCGTCTTTGACGCTGGATTTGACGACGGGACTGTTTAACATGAATCCGAGTGGTACGACCCCACCTCTCGCTTATTTCACCATATCATCCATTATATCACAAGTTGATACTTTTAGTATAGCACTTGTATGTATTGTAGGAACCGGTACGACGGTAGGACTCACTCTCAACCTTTTATGGGAGAGAATAGTCCACCTGACCGACACGATGAAAGTGGTAGAAAGAGTCTATCAGTGGGTAGGAGCGCAACAAGCTGACTCGCGGTTCGTACTCATCGGCAACACGTCTAACGGCAGTGCTGATCAGTTCGTAACTGTGTCTCAGACCTCCTAGGGATTTTGACAAGTATACTACACAACAACAAGGACCGAATGAAGTCTAGAAACTACGAAACTCGAAAGATGATATGTGCGACCCCTTGGGCGGGGTACTATTCAGCCAAAAGAGGTGTTAAAAGCACCTGAGGTAACACAAATGATACGTTAGCACAGTCACAAAGCTGGTACGAGACCAAAAAATATATTGTCCGCGACATACCAATTCGCGGCGAACAAGGGTGGATCCCTAGGCGAAAGACGCCGACTTTCCATAGCACATTTATGGGGCGCCCCGACGGGGAAAGCCATGGAAAGATTAAAAACAAAAAATGCAGATTTCTGCGC